GGAGGTGTTGCGGAAGTTCCCGGACTACGACCTTGGAGTCGACAGGCAAGAGCGCGCTTTATCGTCCTTCCAGGACGACGAGCGGCTTAACCGCCTGACAAATGAACGTTTATCCAGTACCAACTTCTCGCTTGACGCGAGCGTACGCAAGGTATTTGACCTAGCGTGTCGTAAAGCCGTTGGTATCCTGGGCCGTTTTGATGTCGGCGAATTTGCCCACAGGGTGAGATTTGGTCCCGGCAGCACCACAAGTCTGTCAAGGCGTGATGCCTCAGACGGACATAAGCTGTCCTCATCCCCACATGTCACACAACGGGCCAGCGATCTTGCGATCCTGGTGTTCGAGCAGTTTCCGCTATGGAAGCGGCTGTTTGACGCTTACGACGGCAAATTTCTTTGTCGTGAGTCTGACGTGCTGACATGCGTTCCTAAGAACGCATTGACTGACCGGGTCATAGCTATTGGTCCGGACCTCAACGTCGCTTTACAGCTGGCATTGGGGGCGTGCATCCGTGCACGTCTCTGGTGGTCAGGTGTCGATCTGAGTGATCAGTCCATCAACCAACGCAGAGCCCGGCAGGGCTCGGTGGACGGAGAATTAGCAACGTTGGACCTAAAGTCCGCGTCAAACTCCGTCACAACCACCCTTGTGTGGCGTATGCTCGGTAACCATTCCGCAGCTAGCGCAGACTTACGGTGGTATCACCTCCTGGACGCTCTTAGAGTGCCCATGTATGAGTTGAATGGTGAAACTCGCACGTATGAGCTGTTTTCGGCAATGGGGAACGGGGCTACCTTCGAGGTAGAATCCCTTATTTTCCACAGCCTAGCAACGGCTACGTGTGAGATCTTAGGTATACCCGCGGATGTTACGGTCTATGGAGACGACCTCGTCGTCCCCACTGGATCCGTGCCTCTATTGAAAGAGGTACTTGAATACGCAGGGTTCCGCCTGAACGATGATAAGTCGTTTTGGGCGGACGGGCCCTCGTGTCCGCGTTTTCGAGAGTCATGTGGTGAACACTATCTCGATGGGTATAGCGTGACCCCCTTCTACGTTGACACTCCACTAGATTCCGTGGAGGCCATCGTCCTCGCAGCGAAC